AACCAGGATAATCAGCACCAGGGTTTTCGGCCAACCATTTTTCCCGCAGCTGATTTTCTTTAGCCCAATCAACATCATTTGATGGAATCATTTTCATTCCCAATGCTCCACATCCCTGGCATTCCATTAGTTTTAGTCCAGGTGGCAAATCATGCAATTCATCGGTGAACACTTTCCAATTTGTTTTTAATGTTTTGACATTGTTGCCACTGGTTTTTTCTATGTTTAAACAAATGCTGCATTCAAATTGATGGGTGTGCATAATTGCTCCTCAATAGGTTTTCAATTGGTTGTAAATTGATCTGACTGACCCACCAGGCATGATCCTTAGTGTGTCGATATTTTGGCCGTTTGGCCATCATTACTGGCAACCAACCCACCACCCTTAAATTAGGAGATTGGCCGACCACCAGGATTGCAACATCGGTGTCACGATCTTTTGGATGGATTACCAAATGCCCACCAGTCCAGGCAGTCCATTTGACTTCAATGTTTTCACCAATGTCAGCGGTTGATTTAAAGGTGTTTGATGTTGGAATGAAATCGTTGATTCCCAATGATTTGGCAACTGCAATTTCACCAGCAACCGCACCTGATGCCGCCATGATGTCACTGAAATAATTGCCTGCATTTGTGACGGTAAATGAATGAACGTGGCCATTGCGCTTTGAATATTCAGTGCGCTCTAGTCCAACCCTAGCCGCCAATAATTCATCAGCCAGGGTCAGTTTCACGTCAATCATTTTTGATGGTTTTTCAGATAGCAGCCACGGCAAATAATGAATCGGCTATCCACAATTCGGATCATGTCACGCATTGCAAACGGCTCAAAACATGCATCGCAATTGGTGGCTGATTTTTCGCCCAGGATTTCACCCTCGGCAGTAATGTGAACGGTCACGCCATCTCTTGATATTGATATGCCGCCCATGTTAATTCCAAATCGCCTTGCAGGTGTTTGTCTTTGAACCACAAACAAATCCCGCATAAGGTTTTCCAGTTTTTGCATTGATGCCTGATTTGGCCAACATGTATCCATGACTGCATTGAGGTGATTCACCTGGTTGAGTATTAGTCAAAACCTGCTCAACTAAACCATCCAATGATTCTGCCATTGAAACAAAATCCTCATTTTTAGCTGCTGGAACAACTGTCAGATTAACCCTGCGCATTTCCTCAGCGGATGGGCGGGGAATGCCCTCACTGAATTTGCTTATTGATCCCGTGTGCAAACTGCGACCAATTGCCGATGTGGTGCAATTTTCCAATGGAAACTTATTTTGCATCGTGCGAAATTCTTCAGCAAAATCTGTTGCGAATGGAATCATGTCATTTGTGTCACGGTATAAATCGCATTGCACGATATACCTGGTGCCATCCTGAAAAATCAGTTTGACATCAATTCGGCCATTTGGCCAACGCACCCAAAATTTTTCAATGCGTTCAGCAACCGTTTCATAGTTATCTAGTGGCATCATAAACCCTTGAAACTACATCACGGCTCACGGCTAAACCCCTGGCAAACCCACGCCTGCTGCCCTGAGTATCGCCCCGTTTGTAACCCACTTTGAAGCCCATCCATGAGCCAATTGCGACCCCAAAAACTAGGGCTGCACCATTTATCATTTCATTTGTCATTTATTGCTCCCGATCTGATCCCCCGCCCGATACGGTGGATTGGAATGAGTATGGCACCCAGGGCTGACACTGGGCAATGACCGACATGCGATCAATCGGTGTTTTTGGACTTATCCTTTGATTTCAGGCCATTTCCAGCCAAAACACCACCCAATGAACCAGTCAGAAAAATTGCCAGGGTTTTTAATAAATCAATAAATGCCGCATCATTTGGAGCCTGGGCACCAATGGGTTGAGTGACAAAAATCAACGCATAAACGATCCCAATCGTTACTGTCAAAAATGTAACTGCCAGCGTGATTCCAATAATTAAAATCAACCGTGCGTGAATGTCCTGGGGGTCTAATTTATTTTTTTGGGGTTTCTGCATTTCCCAATATTTCATCAGTGCAGGTGCCAGTGACCTTGCATTGCGGTGGGGTGCATTCGGGTTTTTGCCAGTTTTCAAATTCTTGGCATTCATATCTGACCCAACCATCATATCCACATCCTGAAAGGGCTGATGCAATTAACACCAGCCCAATCAATTTTTTCATTATTTTGTCTGTATTCCAAAACTTGAATCATTTGGATTTAAATATCGCATGATGACTGGAACCAATGCAGCAATTCCACCCATTGCCATTGCTTCCAAATTTCCGCCTGCCATATAGACGGCAAGTGCTGCTGCGATATAACTACGCAACCAACTTGCAATTAGTGCCTTTGTTTTTTCCATGTTCAGCCCTTCTTTATGTTTAGTTTCTCAATCAATTTGGCGCATTCAGCCTCATTAACTGAAACCTCAAAATGCATTTCATCTTTTCTGTTTTTGTAATCTCCACCCCAGCGCAAACCATATTTTTTGCATAATGCCTGAATCATTACTGTTTGCATTGGAGTAAATGTGCCCGCATGACCCAATGGATGTTTTGTGGCATTTAAATCAATTGCAGTGCCTGATGAATGATTGCTCAAATTATCAGTTGAACCCCTCACATTGCGGAAACAATAACCCCAATCATCCAATGTGCCTTCATCGATTGGCTCAATGTGCTGATGAAATTCAGCTGCAAATGTCACTAATAATGGTGCAACTTTTTCAGCGCACCTTAATTTGATTTTTGTTCCAGGCACGGGAAATGACTTGATGCCAATTGCCGTTTGATCCTGAGATGCTGGCCAACCATTTTGACTAATCATTTTAATTTCCACAATTCTTCAAGATTATGCTGAGGGTTTGCCTAGTGTTAAGCCCTCTGGAATTGGTTTGCTATATTCCCAGTTTCTAATATATGCGCCATCACCATCACCATCATCTTGTAAATAAATGCCCAAATCCCTAAATTTATCTGTTGGCAAAATTTCAGGATAAGCCTCAATAATTTTTTCCCATAGTTCCATATTATGCTCCTAAGTAGATGACTTGAAACCAACCATATTGACCGCTATTCCACAATGAGTTTAGATTTCCACCTGATGATTGTGAAATAACAAACTCAACATAATCCGCCACCGCCAAATCTAAAATTCTCGAAACTTGTGGCGATACATTTCCACTTCCACCAAGATCAAAACCAACGCAAACCTCAGTATTGTTTTTCCAAATTTGAGCATTTCTGTCGCCAGTTGCGTTTGAAGCAAAATTTGCATTTCCACTTACAAGATATTTGCCAGCCTTGCCAGCAGGTATTGTGATTCTTGTATTGTTTGTTGAATTATCGTGGAATCCATCTGTATCAATAAGTTCTGTGTCCATAGCAACTTTGGTATTTGTATTGTTTGCAATTGAAACTGTAACATTTGTATTTGAAATTAAACAACCAACGAATGAAGCAGCAGCGGGTGTTGCCCATTTTACTTTGTAGGGTGAAACCGTAGTATCAGCAGTTAAAACTTGTGCAGTCGTGCCAATTGGTAAATTGTCATAAGTGCCTGAACCAGTTCCAACAATGATGTCACCTGATGCAGTAATTGTGGTTGCCATGTCATTTGTCACTGTAACCGTGCCTGAAGTGCCACCGCCTGAAATTCCAGTGCCAGCGGTCACGCCCGTGATGTCACCAGGATTTGCTGCAACCCAGGTGAAATCCATGTCAGCATTTGTTGTTTTGCTTAACACTTGACCCGTGGTGCCGCCTAATAAATCTGCCAATGATGTGGCAACTGCTTGACCAAAAACCTCAAAATCAGCTGGTAAATCCGTCACCAAATCTGTTGGTGTTGGCATTTGCCACGAAAATGGATTGGTTGGATTACTCATTTTTTCTCCTTTATGCCACTATTGTGGCGTTTTCCCAATCTAATATTGGCGAAATTGTATTCCATAACTCAGTGCCAGGCACGTCATCCCACGCCATTGATTGAATGGAATATGCCAATGGTGAAAATAACGGTGTCACTGAAATTTGATTATAAGCCGCCCTGAATGTCCAACCCTCAACAAATCCAGCAAATGAGCCTGCATTCATGTTTAAAGGCAAATCCGAAATAAAAACTGGCATTCCCATGAAAATATTGATCAATGAATCCCGATCTGCATCGCTCAATTCGGGGTTAGTCAATTCATAGGTAATTGATGAAAATATTGGCTGGGGTTGTTTTCTTAATGCAATGTAAAAATCGGCTTGATCCTGGGCATCGGGTTGATGTCTGATCGTGGTGCTGATAATTTGGCTTAATGTTCCATAAGTAGCGATTGAACCCGCATCGGATGCTGAAACCTCAGAATTGCTATTTTGACCGTATTTGATCGTTATGTTATTTCGCACATCTCCAGCCCTGGTTTGAATCCTGATTGAATTTGCCAATGCTTCATTTGCAGTTAAATCCACATAACCATTAACTGCCAAATAAGTGGTGCGGTGTGTTGAATCAGCATAACCAATCAAGCCACTTGGTGATTCATAAATGTAACCCAATCCCGATGTTGCCAATGCCGAAACCAATGAATAAACATCAATGCGATCTGATGATCTTTGTGCTAATTCATAATTGCCAGGCTGATCAATTTCACCCAATCCAGTGTTTTCTGCATCCTGCCATTGCACTGCTGGATCATAGGCAGCCCAGGTTTCAGCTGCTGGCACCGCATTCCATTGAGCAAATAAAACCTGGGATAAAATTGTATATATTTGATCACCATCAAAATCATGATTTAAAACTCCATTGGTCAATGCTTTTGGTAACCTGGCCAACGCACCTAATGCAATGATTGTGATTCTTTGTGCGTAAGCCACCTGGCCTGCATCCGAAATTGAAACTGCAACATCAACAATTGATCCACCAAAAATTGGAATAAATGTGGCCGTTGAATCCTGCAATTGAACGCTGATTGAATCATTTATTTGTGCAACAATTGGAGATTGATCCAAATTGATCAATTCAATGTTTATGTAACCCGCTTGGGCTTGCTCATAAATATTTGTGCGGCCACTGGTTATGGTTAAATTTGCCAAAATTGCATCGGTATAATCAACACCAGCAATTTCAACTTTCCAAATTGGATTCCATAAAGTCATTACTGAATCCCAGCCAATAATCCTGCACCACGTGTGCCCCGATAAAATGAATTATTTAAACTATCAACAATCACCCTTGCAGTCGCTTCGGGATCACCTGCAACACCAATGTTCACGGTTATATCGCCCCTGGTTTCAGGTGGCAAATTTCGCAAACCCCTACCAGTCAATTCCCCACTTGATGTAAATAATGCAGGC